CAGCCTTGACTGCAGCTACCAGCGTCGTGTGGTCCTTCGAATTGACCGCGTTCTCGACAATGGTTTTGCTTGGGTACATGGCTGCACCTCCGACCATCACTGTATCGGCGGCAAAGGTGAGCGTGGCAGTGACGGAGAGAATCGCGAAGCAGGCTGCAGCAGCAAATTTTTTGTAAAAAGCGTGCATGATGTATCTCCTTGGCTCTTGTGCCCTCCGAGTGAGGGTATTGAATCTACGAGCCAAGGATCAAAGTGGATGCACCTTTCAAAAAATAACTTTTTCAGCTCAACGCCTGTCGGTCGCATTCACCGGCATTTCATCCACGCTGGATGGGTGGACAGGATCAGGATAATCTCTGCGCCTTTGCATGAGGGATCATGATGATGGGCAAGGTTGCATCGATCGTTTTCGCGGGGGCTTGGCTGATCGCCAGTTCAAACGCTTGGTCCTGGACAATGGACGAGGGCAAGGTAAGGTTTTCTAATGCGGAGCAGAATGTCTGCCGGTTGTTCGAGCATGACGCGGCTGTAGTTTTTCTCAACAGGCAAGAGGGTTACCAGCTTGATTTCGATGATCAGTTTCCTCCTACTTTGATACAAAAACGGGCGCGTGCGAACATGATTTCTGAGGCGCAAACCATTCCTATTGAGAGCGACCCAGGGAAGAGAAAGGAGGCTGGCGAAAAGTTTACCAAGCGTTTCCTTGGCAAATGCTTTCGTTTTTTCCACGAAACCGACCCGCCTGGGAAGTATTAGGTTTGTGCTGCCTTTTTGCATCCATCCCCTAGTGCTACAGTCCCGACAAACCAAAGAGGGAACGACATGCGAATTTTGATAGCGGCGGTGGCGGTGGCGGTGCTGGCGGGGTGCGCCTCCACGGCAATCTCAGTGCGCGACGCAAAGCCGGTACCGGCGGATGAGATTTATGCCTTCCAGTCCAAGCCATCTGGCGAAAGTGGGAAAATTACGGTTGTGCGCGACTCCGGCGCCGTCGGTTCGGGCTGCGATATCGTCGTCTATGTAGATGGGCGCAAGGCTGCGAAAATTGGTACTGGTCAGCGCGCTACCTTTTACCTTCCGCCGGGATCGCCAAATCTCGGCGCTGGCCTGGCAGGATCTGGTCTATGTGCCGGAGCGGCGATCCGAACTATTGCGACGACCGTGCAGCCTGGGAAGGAAAGTCTGTACAGGATCAGCGGTGATATAGGCGGCTTCTACATCGGCCCCTATGTCGACTACAACTGAAAAACGAAAATCATAAAGCCGCCTCCGGGCGGTTTTTTATTACCCGGAGAAAAAGATGCAGGCATCAGCGATCAACTACCAACCAATGACAACCATTCGCCTGCATGGGCAGCTACGTCAGTTCGGGAAGTCCTTCAGGCTTGCGGTGAAATCGCCCGCCGAGGCCATTAAGGCTCTGTGCATCCAGATTCCCGGATTTGAACGCTTCCTGTCGAACGCCAAATCGCGAGGTCTGGAGTTCGCAGTCTTTCGCGATAAGCGCAACATCGGCGAGAAAGAATTGAGCTACAGCGGCGCCGGTGACATTCGGATTGCTCCTGTAGTGGTGGGTAGTAAGCGAGGCGGGGTTCTTCAGACCATCGTCGGCGCGATCCTGATTGTTGTCGGGGTTATTTTCGCGGCAACTCCGTTCGGTACCCCGTTAATTGGAGCGGGCATCGGACTGGTCGCTGGCGGAGTAATCCAAATGCTCAGCCCCCAGGCCGGCGGCCTGAAGACCAGCGCCGCGCCGGAGAACACACCGGGCTACGCCTTCGGCAGCGCCAAGAACACCACGGCATCCGGAAACCCGGTACCGCTCTGCATCGGCGAGCGCCGTTGGGGCGGGGCAATCATCAGTGCCGCCATCTACGCCGAAGATCAGATGTAACGACCACCCGCAGCCCCAATGCCGGCCATGAGCCGGTTTTTTATTGCCTGGAGGAAAGCATGGGCGCAGCACGCAAGATTGATATCCACGGCGCCAAGGGCGGCGAAGACAAACCAAAAACGCCAACGGAAGCCCCGGACAGTCTGCGCTCGGTCGCTATTGCCAAGATGCTCATCGCTATCGGTGAGGGTGAATTCGAAGGCACGCCTACGGCGCGCGACATTTATCTCGACAACACCCCGCTGCAAGACCCTCAGGGCAATATGAACTTCCCGAACGTGAAGTGGGAATGGCGCACCGGTGCGGTGGACCAAGCCTATATCCAGGGCATCCCGTCGATTGAGAACGAAACCACGATTGGCACTGAGTTGCGCAGCGGCACGCCATGGGTTAAGTCCATCAGCAACACCCAGCTTTCCGCCGTTCGCGTGCGCTTTGCCTGGCCGGCGCTCCAGTCTGTAGACGCCGGCGGCAACATCAACGGGTACCGGATTGAGTACAAGGTCGAACTGGCAACCGACGGCGGCGCCTATCAGCAGGTGCTGAGCGAAGCTGTCGACGGCAAGACCACCAGCGTGTACGAGCGCACCCGCCGAATCGATTTGCCGAAGGCTACTTCTGGCTGGCTGATCCGCATCACGCGCCTGACGATCAACCAGAACAACAACAAAATCTCCGACACGATGCAGATCGCCGGCTTCACGGAGGTGATCGACGCGAAGATCCGCTATCCGAATACAGCGCTGCTCTACATCGAGTTTTCGGCTGAGCAGTTCCGCAGCATTCCAGCGGTAACAGTCGGCTGCAAGGCTCGTAAATGGCAGGTCCCCAGCAACTATGACCCAGTTTCGCGGACATACAGCGGTATCTGGGATGGGACGCTGAAAGAGGCTTACACCAACAACCCAGTCTGGGCGACCTACGGAATCACCACCGTGGACCGCTTTGGTTTGGGCCGCCGCATCAAGCCTTGGATGGTCGACAAGTGGGAGCTTTATCGCATCTCGCAGTACTGCGACCAGTTGGTGCCGGATGGGAAGGGTGGCCAGGAGCCGCGCTTCATCTGCAACCTGAACCTGCAAAGCAAGGCTGATGCCTGGTCGCTTCTGCGCGATATCTCGGCGATCTACCGGGGCATGACTTACTGGGCTCAGGGCCAGGTGTTCACCCTGTCGGATATGCCGCGTGCTACCGACTACGACTTCGCCTATACCGGCGCTAACGTCATCACTGAGGGGCGTCAGCCATTCACCTATTCGAGCGCATCAGAACGTACTCGCTACAGCCGAGCACTGATCAGCTACGACAATCCGGCGAACAACTACGACACCGACGTCACTGCGGTGACCGATCAGAAGCTGCAGCGGCGCTACGGCGACAACCCGCTGGAGATCAGCGCGATCGGCTGCACGCGTGAGTCGGAGGCCCAGCGCCGCGGCAAGTGGGCCTTGCTCACCAACTCCAAGGACCGGGCGGTTACGTTCCGTGTCGGCCTGGACGGGCGCATCCCGCTGCCTGGCTACGTAGTCCCGATTGCTGACGAACTGTTGGCGGGCCGGCCGGTGGGCGGCCGTATCTCGTCGGTGAATGGCAAGGTCATCACGCTCGACCGAGACACCCAGGCCAAGCCCGGTGACCGGCTGATCCTCAACCTACCTGACGGCAAATGCGAGGGGCGCACCGTGCAACTGGTCAGTGGTCGCCAGGTCACGGTCACCACGGCGTACTCCGTGGCGCCGGAGAGGGAGCTGGTGTGGGCGCTCGACGCTGACGACCTGGCCATCCCGCTTTACAGGGTGACCAGTGTTTCCCGGCCAGAGCCTGGCGTGTTCGAAATCTCGGCTGTGCAGTACGACCCGAGCAAGTTCGCTCACATCGACACCGGCGCTCGGCTGGAAGAGCGGCCGATCAGCGTTATTCCGATCACCGTGGTTCCGGCGCCGGCCAGCGTCACGCTGACATCCAGCTACGCCGTGAACCAGGGCATCGCCATCAGCACCATGAACATCTCGTGGCCCGCCGTGAATGGCGCGACCGCCTATGACGTGGAGTGGCGCAAGGACAGCGGCAACTGGATCAAGGTGCAGCGCACCGGCTCGACGAGCGTCGACGTCACCGGCATCTACTCGGGCGCTTACATGGCCCGGGTCCGCTCGGTGAGCGCATTCGAGATCTCGTCGATCTGGAAAAGCTCAAACCTGACCAACCTAAAAGGGAAGGTCGGCCTGCCGCCGGCGGTGTCGTTCCTTACCACCACCAGCGAGCTGTTCGGCATCGGTTTGAAGTGGGGTTTCCCTGCTGGCGCCGAAGACACCCAGCGGACGGAGCTCTGGTACAACCCGACGAACAACCTCGGCGCCGCGACGAAGCTGGCGGATTTGGCATACCCGCAGGCTGACTACCGCATGCAGTCGCTGCTGGCGGGCGCGCAGTTCTTCTTCTGGGCGCGCTTGGTGGACCGCACCGGCAACATCGGGTCGTTCTATCCGGTGGTGAATGGGGTTATGGGTCGGGCCAGTTCGCAGGCCGGGCCGATCCTCGACCTGATCGCCGGACAGATCGGCAAAACTCAGCTGGCTCAGGAGCTGGTCAAGGAGATCGAACTGATTTCCGGCGACGGCCCGGGGTCGGTGAATGACCGCCTGGAGCAGGCCAAGCAGGAACTGGAAGACCTGATCGACCAGATCACGGATGCCCTGGTCTACGATCCGACCAAAACCTACGCCGCCGGCGACGTGGTGCGACAGGGCCAGCACTTGTACCAAGCCACGGCGCCGGTACCGAAGAACACCACGCCACCAAACGCCGCGTACTGGTTCGATATCGGCACCATTGCCGAGACAACCCAGGCCATGGCGTTGCAGATCCAGCAGAACAAGGCGTCCATCGATACTGTGGACGGCAAGGTCACTGCACAGGCATCTGCGCTGCAATCGCTTCAGGCAAGCTGGCGGGAGGATAACGGAGAGGGTGCGCTGACTGACGCCCTGCAAGGCTGGGATGCCACGGCGAAGTTCGCCCAGCAGGTGAAGGTGCAAGCCTCTGACAACCTGGCGCTGGTAGAGCGCACGACGTCGCTCGATGCAGCGGTGGGTGCGAACAAAGCCGGGCTGACCACGCTGGAGCAGGCGGTGGCCACCGACAAGCTGGCGACAGCGATTCGACTGGATCAGTTGAAAAGCGATGTCGACGGCAACACTGCCGCGATTGGCACAGAAGCCACAGCCAGGTCGGACGGGGATACCGCGCTCGGCCAAAGAGTCGATACCACGCAGGCGAAGGTTGATGAGAACTCGGCAGCCGTTCAGACGGTTACCCAGTCTCTGGCCGATACCAACAGCGCTATCGCCTCCCAAACCACCACGTTGCAGGCGGTGATCGGCGGCGGGCGCGATGGCACAGATGAGGGTGATCTGGCCAGCGCGCTCAGCGAGTGGAAGAACCAGGCGGCGATCCAGATCACGGCGAAGGCCCAGGCGGACACCGACGGCAAGCTGTCCACGATGTGGGCGGTGAAGATGCAGGTCAACCAAAACGGCCAGTATGTAGCCGCCGGCATCGGGCTTGGCATCGAGCAGAACGCCGAAGGTCTCCTGCAAAGCCAGTTCCTGGTGAGTGCTGACCGTTTCGCGGTGGTGAACACCCTTGCCGGCGGCGGATTCGTTACGCCGTTTGTGGTGCAGAACGGGCAGGTGGTTATCGACACCGCGCTGATCAGTCGGGCGTTTATTCAGGAAATCGTGCTGGGCATGACGCTGCGCTCTGAGGCGGTTGACGCTAAAGGTCGTCCGCTCTTGGAGATCAACGTCAAGGCGGGCACCTTCACGCTTCGAAGCACGGGCGCTGACGGATCCACCTTGCTCAACAACAACGGTCTCACCGTCTATGACGCGAACGATATTGATCGGGTGACGGTCGGGAGGCTTTCCGTATGAATTTCGGAATGCGGGTCAAAGGACCAACTGGGGCCATCGAAATCGATGAAAACTCGTTCACGATGAGGGTTGTTTACTCCGAAATTATGCAGCCGCAGTTCTGGTCTACGAAGTATGTGGACCTTGCTGTTGCGGGCATCACCCCTCAAAACGCCGCGGCGTTTGTGATGCCCGTACAGAGCCTGAATGCTTTGCAGGATGCTCAGCTGGAGCCCGAGGTTTTTAACGGGTTCGTCAGGGTGTGGCGAACGATCAGAGGTGATCCTTACGGGAACTCTGCAATAACAATAACGCGGCAGCGACTGGTCGTTACGAGGTTCAAATAGCATGGCGGATTCATATGGCTTGATGTTCAAGTCTGCCGATGACGATCGAATTATTCTCGATTCTGAATTCTCCAGGCTGGTCGTTCTCTACAAAGGTCGGTACGTAGGCACCGAGGAGAATGGAGACTCCTCGTCTACTTACTTCCCATCACCCATTACAACTCAAGAGCAGCCCCTTGTTTTTATCAGGCCCGACAGTGCCGCAGGCATTATCGGGATGAGCAACCTTGAAATATTTGGATCGCCGGGAAACTGGACCGGGTTTCGTGTGCGCATCTTCAACATGTACACGATCAAGCCGGTGGGCCGTTGGTTTGTTGCGACCTTCGTTGCTCAGGCTCTGGCGACCTACGGTGCCCGCCTGCGGGATGCAAACCGCAATGTCATTTTTGACTCCGGCACCCCGTCCGCTCTGTTTGTCAGGTCTAGCAACAACTGGACGTACGCGGGCAGCGGCTCAACCGGACAGGGGGTATCAATCGCCTACTTCAACTCCCAGTTCAACATGGCAGAAGACGAATACATGCTTATAAACAACTTGACCATGAGGTCGGTGACCATCGCCGCCGGCACTGCGAGTCGTCAAATTGCGGCTATGTGGAATTACCCGAGCAGGATTCTTACTCTCGGCATGATCTCCACTCAAAACGCCATTGTCACCGGCCTTACCGTGATGGTCGGAAGAATCGTTCAGTAACACCGCCGCGCCTCCAACACTTAATTAACTAGCGCTCGCCTGATTCGTTGGCGGGTTTAATGCTATCTGGAGATAAACATGCCCTGGTATCGAGCCGGCACAGTTTCTGTAACTTTGAATTCAAACGCGGTCATTGGCACCGGCACGGCTTTCCTGGCAAACAGCCGGGTAGGGGATGCGTTCCTTGGGCCTGATGGTGGGTGGTACGAAATCACCAACATCGCGAGCAATACCGCGCTTTCCATCACGCCAAACTATCGAAGCGCCACCAACGCCGCCGGCGTTTATGCGCTGACACCAGTGCAGGGGTATACCAAGGATCTGGCCGACCAAGTCCGGGCCATGATTCAGCAATGGGGCGCAACACTTGCCGGCCTGGGTTCGGTGTCCACGGAAAACATCGTGCCCGTGGCGAAAGGCGGTACCGGGGGCAGCACACAGGCCGCAGCACGCAACAGCCTCGGCTTGGGGTCTGCCGCAGTTGCTGCATTGCTTGGCACTGTGTCGCAGGCCGGCGGCGTGCCGACAGGCGCCGTGTTTGAGTCCGGGTCGAACGCAAACGGCACCTACGTGAAGTTTGCCGACGGCACGATGATCTGCCAGCGGCTTTTGACGACCCTAATTGATATGACGGCCAATCAGATCAGGGACTTCGGCAACATGCCAATTGCCGCTCAGTTCGCAAGTTCGGCGTTCTCAGTAGTTGCTACCGGCATTCCAACCTCGACGTTTGATACTTATGGATTTACGACCGCCTACTCGGTGAGCTCCAACACAGTCAGGATCGTCTACAGGAACGGCGCGACACCTCAGACGATCGGCACCACACAAATTCTCTGCATCGGACGGTGGTTCTAATGAAGATCAAATTGTCACCCTATGCCCCGATTGACCCGAGCGAAGCACTGACGATTGTGCGGCGCGCGGACGTGCTCACCATCAACGGCGAGCGCTTCGATTTCAGCGCACTCCCAGAAGGCGCCACGCTCCCGGCTGAGGCGGTGAAGTGCGATGCCCTGGCCAGCGATGTGACGCGCATCAACGGGCAATTGGTCCTGACCCTGATGTTCCCGTGCGGCCCAGAGGCATCTGTCTCGGCGCGGTTCCCTGCGGACATCATCGATCCACCTGACGGAAAAGTGAGCCTGCCAGCATGAGCAATATCGACTTCAGCAAGATGATCACCGCCCAACAGCGCCAGGCCGATCAGTTGCAAGCAGACCTCGACACCGCACTGTCACTGCGCCGTGCGGCCTACCTGTCCGAATCCGACCCGCTGCGCTTGGAGGCTGACTACGACGCACTGAGCCAGGGTCGCGAACCGGATTACGCCGCCTGGCTTGCGTCCGTGGCTGCAATCAAGGCCCGGTACCCGCTGCCCGCCGCTATCGATCCTGTCGTGGGTTGATCCACAAGCGAACACCAATACCCGCCGCTGAGCGGCTTTTTTTGGCCTGGAGAAAAGTATGCCGATCACCGAGCAGCAGTTGCTGCAGATCCTCCCGAACGCCGGCCGCCAAGCCGGCGTTTTTGTTCCTGTGCTGAATACGGCAATGGCCAAGTACGGAATCGTCACGCGCCTGCGCGTGGCCGCCTTCATCGCCCAGATCGGGCACGAGTCGGGACAGCTGACGCGCCTGGTGGAAAACCTGAACTACAGCGCAGAAGGACTGATGAAGACCTGGCCCGGCCGGTTCGACTTGCCTCGGGCCACGGCTGCCGCCCGCAAGCCCGAGCAAATCGCCAATATCGCGTACAGCGGACGCATGGGTAATGCAGCCCCGGGTGATGGCTGGAAGTACCGTGGGCGCGGTCTGATCCAGGTGACAGGGAAGAATAACTACACCGCGTGCGGGGATGCCCTGGGCCTGGACCTGCTTGGCAACCCCGATCGTTTGGAGCAGCCGCAATACGCATCGCTTTCGGCGGCCTGGTACTGGTCAGCCAATGGGTTGAACTCCTTGGCCGATGCCGGTGACCTCAAGGGGATCACCCAGCGCATCAATGGTGGGCAGACTGGCGCGGCAGATCGCGGCGAGCTGTACGCCCGGGCGCTGAAGGTGCTGGCATGACGCCGGTGCAGAAGCTGACGCTGATTCTGCTGGCCATGGCCGTTAGCTTCGGCGCCGCCTGGCAGGTGCAGGACTGGCGGTATGACGGGAAGCTGGCAAAGCAGGCGCGGCAGTTCCAGACAGACCTCGACGCGATCGGCAATGCCGCTACCGCCCAGGCCCGCGCCGAGCAGGACAAGCGCCAGGCCCTGGAACATCAACTGAATACCCAAGATCAACAACACTCCAGGGAATTATCCGATGCCCAACGCAACCAGGCTCACCTGCGTGACCGCCTTGCTACTGCTGATGTGCGGCTGTCAGTCCTCCTTGCCGAGGATCCAGCCAGTGGTTGCAACGTGCCTACCACTCCCGGCGCCGTCGGCGTGGTTCATGCAGCCCGTCGAGCCCAACTTGACCCAGCGCATGCTCAACGAATTATCGCCATCACCGACGACGGGGATAACGCCGCAATAGCGCTGCGGGCGTGCCAGGCGTACGTCAGGGCTGTGGCCCCCTAAGCACGCTCAGCTCCAGCAGGATCCGCTGATTCTCCCTGAGTAGGTGGTCGCGCTGTTGGGCAACGAGCTTCATGCTTAGAATGCCGGGCTCTGTGCATGCGCATTTGAGGTCTTGGATTTCAATGTGAACAAGCTTCAGCGCTTCCTCTGCCTCGGCCTTGCCGGTGGCGAGCACGTCATTCATCTGCACCAGGCCGGCGATATTCTCGCGTGCCTTCCGAAGCTGGATATGTAGGGCGGCAACCTCGTCCTCGAGCAGTGCGGCGTGGTGCTTGTACATTTCCAGGGGCGTAGGGCATCCAAGCCACTCGCAGGTGTCTTCATCGATGTTCATGGGGTGTGCTTCCGAATGCTGTATGTGCATACAGTAATCGAGGTGGGGCAATGCGGTTGCCGTTGGCCGACGAACTGCAGGTTTACCCGACGATCAGTCAGGCGTCATTAGGACCGCCAGGGTCAGCTTGATGAACTCTTCGTTCTCGTCGATGGTGTGCAGGGCGCCGCGGACGTTCTCCGCCACATCAGCGGAGCCACGCTGCTCGACCCAGTTCGAGATCTCCATGATGGACGCCTCAAGGGCCAGCTGGTTTTCGTAGAGCTTGGAGAGCAGGGAAGGGAGCAGGTCGGAGTTGGGCATCGGCGTTCCTCTTGTGGAGTGAACAGCGTAGCAGCAGGCGCTTGGGAGCCGGCTCTAAAGTAATGAATGTTCGCTCTTGCCTAAAGCAAACATTTCAGCAACACAACTAACCCGAGAGAGGTATGACTAAGGATAACCAGGTGTTCCAGCCCTCTGGCCGATTCTCTGCATCAAACTCGTAGTAGCCTTTTAGGTTGACGTACCAGAGGTCTTTGCCGACCTTGAAGAAATGCCCGGCTTGGGGGCCTACGGCGCTGACTTTTGATTTGAAGTCGCCCAAGGTGGCACCGCTACCGCTATCCCCTGTGATCTGATTGTAGAAGTAACCAACCACGCCCAACTGAGTCTGGCTAGTGATGAAGTGCGAGGCACTCCAGTCCACGTGAGCATCGACGCCATTTTTATAATGGGTATCAGGGTTCTCCCAGTTGTAGGTCATGCCCGCTACGACGGAAAACTCGTTGGTTTTGTCGAAATAGGTGTATCCACCGCCGGCGTCAAGCGATGCATGGCCAAGTCCGATGTTCACCAGTCGATCCGGGTCATACGCGCCGACTGGCAGGTTACCCATGCTGTAAGCCATGAAGTTGTGAACACCATAGTTCCATTTCAGAGTGCCCAACAAGTAGACGTCGCTTGCACCCTTCAAACTGTCGTTCGTTCCACCGGAAAAGCTTCTGCCGCGGGGGCCAGTCAATGTCGCATCAACGGTGGCTTCGGATCTCCCAACGGCGGCTACCATCGAGATTGCTGCTTGAGCCCCTAGCAACGGTTCGGTGAATGTGTAGGTTGGGCTGGCAAACAGCAGGTCAGCCTTTGCATCCAATCCAAGTGTGGTTCTGCCACCCCTAGGAAATGGCTTGCTGCCGCCGTCGCTAGCGTTAACGTGGTAATAGACAATCGGAAGACTCCAGCCGGGCGCAGTTGGCGCCGCCGCCAGCGTACCGAATTGGCCTGGTAGCCAAAAACTAATCCCGCCGTCATCAGCGTGCGCGGTGAAAGCAGTAATTAAGGCAAAAAAGCCAATCAGTCTTCTTGTTGTCATCGGGGGGCTCTTTTAGGCGAACGATGATGATTTTTACGATTGTGGAAATCGAGTTAAGAACGCACTGAGAAGTAGCTTAGGCGAATTTACGTTTTTCGCCGGTAGCTGCCGCGGAGGGCCGTAATTGGCCAAAAGCGGCTATACGATGTGTCTCATGAGTCATGGGCTATTGGTGATTTGTGTTCGGTCGGCAGGACGCCGGGGGAGGGGTGAATTCCTTTCCGCAAAAAAATGGCAGCCCTTGAATTTGCTGGGCTGCAGAGGACCATTTTTATCTCTGGTGCGGAAAGGAATTGCTTCTATATCTATGTATTTAAAGGATTAGTTAGCGGACTTAAAATCCCCCGCTCGTAAGGGCGTGCCGGTTCGATTCCGGCTTCGGGCACCATCTAAAATCAAGGGTTTGCGGGCGAAAGCTGATGCAAGCCCTTGTTTGTTTTCGGTCCGCAATTCCAGCTGTTGCTCCGCAACTTACTTAGTTGGCGTGACCTTTTACCCTATCTGGATGCAGCCATCTGCGATATTTCAGTTGTGATTGTTCGCAGGACTGCTCCGCGCACTAACGGCTTTGCAGTTTCTGAAGATATGGCGAGCGATGTTCGGAAGGGGCGGCTAACTAAGTCTCAGGAACGTTCGCCTGTCAGCAAGACTTTTTGATCGCGCGCCCGTTATCGTGAAGGGTAGGGCTTCCCAAGATCCCATCGCGATTGCCAGTGCGCAATGTACTGGCGTGTCACCTCCGGCCTATCGCGAATGACTACAACATTCTCGGAGTTGGCCGTCTCGGCGGACTGGGCGAAATTGAAGGAGCCGGTTTCGACCGTGTTGCCGTCGACAATGATTGTCTTATCGTGGTGGAGGTGAAATTGGTCGTTGGTCCGCAACTCCACCCCGTTGCGGGTCACGAAGTCCATGGCGGCTTTACTCGTTTTACCCAGGTTGCGCTTCTTGTCGATCACCACCCGTACCTGCACACCTCGGGTCTTCGCGTCTACCAACGCTTGCATGATGTCGGGCGCCTGAAAGGCGTAAGCAAGCATCTGAATGCTGTGCCTGGCACCCTTAATCGTTTCCAGAACGAGTTTCCTGGCGGAGCCTTCCGGGGAAAAACCAACTTGAATAGTGGGTTCCCCATAAGAAAGACAGGGGGCGCCGAGCAGGGCCACCAGGGCTACGTGTCGCAATCTCATCATGCCGAAAGACCTTGCATTCTTGGGCAGGCCCCCCTTTGGACCTGCCACGTCTGAGATTACCTGAGGTGCCGCCCAAGGCAACGTGAATCCTTCAGTGCGGTGCGTACCGCGAAGGTAGTGATCAGCGTTGGGTGATTTGTGTTTGGCCTGCCTCAATAAACCTGAGGCACGATGAGTTCCGGTGGCGTCGGGCTGCGGGAATAGTCCTCCTGCCTGACGCGTTGCGGCAGTTCGATCACCGGTAGCTGCACTTCCTCATAAGGCATCTGCCCGAGCAGGTGATGGATGCAGTTGAGCCGGGCCTTCTTCTTGTCATCGGCCTGCACCACCCACCAGGGAGCTTCGGCGATGTGGGTGCGCTCCAGCATGATTTCCTTGGCCTTTGTGTAGGCTTCCCAGCGCCGGCGCGACTCCAGGTCCATCGGGCTGAGTTTCCACTGTTTGAGCGGGTCGTGAATGCGACTCAGAAAGCGCAGGTGTTGTTCCTGGTCGGAGATGGAGAACCAGTACTTGATCAGCTGGATACCGGAGCGGGCGAGCATGCGTTCGAACTCCGGGACGGTGCGAAAGAACTCCTCGTACTGATCTTCGTTGCAAAACCCCATGACTTGCTCGACGCCTGCACGGTTGTACCAGCTACGGTCGAACAGCACGATTTCACCGGCCGCCGGCAGGTGTGAGACGTAGCGCTGGAAGTACCACTGCGTCTGTTCGCGGTCGTTGGGGGCGGGCAGGGCGGCCACACGACAGACTCGGGGGTTGAGTCGTTGGGTAATTCGCTTGATGACACCGCCCTTGCCGGCTGCATCGCGCCCTTCAAACAGAATCACCACTTTGTGGCCCGTCTTGACCACCCAGCTTTGCAGCTTCACCAGTTCGCCTTGCAGGCGGAACAGTTCGCTGAAGTAGATCCGTCGCGCGGCCTTCTCGCTGCTTTCCTCAACGTGCTCATCGAACAGGGCATTCAGGTCATGCCCGTCTTCGGATAACTCCAGTTCCAGCTCTTCGTCACTGTGATCCAGCAGCTCACGGTGGATGCGTTGTATCAAGGCTTCTTCTGTTGAAAACATGGGAGGCGCTCGCGTCGGGAGGGGAGTGGCTGAGTGTTAGTCGCAACTTGTTACGAAGTAATTACATCGGAAAACCCGGCTATTGAGGTGGCAAATGGGGACAAAAGCGCGTCGCCACCCAATTTTCATAAAACTGTAACAACCCTATTGCAGAGTGCGGAGGCCAATTATCACAAGGAGTTTCCTTAATGAAGAGCTTGATGAAGTCCGCTGCACTCGCCGTTTCGGTATCTCTTTGTGCCAGCTCTATGGCTTTTGCTGCGGAAAGCGTTCGCCTGACCGGTTCCGGTGCGAGCTTCCCGGCGCCGATCTACCTGACCTGGCTCAAGGATTTCAGCAAGAAGACCCCAGGTGTCACGGTGGATTACCAATCCAAGGGCAGCGGCGCGGGTGTGCAGGACTTCCTGAATAAAACCGTCGATTTCGCTGCCAGCGACTCGGCCATGAAAGACGAAGATATCGCCAAGGTTGCCGAAGGCGTGCAGTTGCTGCCGATGACCGCGGGTGAAATCGTGCTGGCCTACAACCTGCCAGGCAACCCAAAAGGGCTGAAATTGCCACGGGACGTCTACTCCAACATCTTCCTGGGCAAGATCACCAAGTGGAACGATCCACAGATCGCCGCTGCCAACCCGGACCTGAAGCTGACCGATACGCCAATCACCGTGGTCGTGCGGGCAGACTCCAGCGGTACCACCGCGGTATTCACCAAGCACCTGGCAGCGATCAACCCGGAGTTCCAGAAGGCGCTGGGTGAAGGCAACACCGTCAACTGGCCAGCCAGTGACAAATTCATCAAATCGCCTAAAAACGACGGTGTGACCGCCACTGTGCGCCAGACCCCGGGCGCCATCGGCTACATCGAATACGGCTTCGCCAAGCTGGCCAAGGTTGACTTCGCCCAGCTGCAGAACAAGGCCGGTCATTACGTAGTGCCGACCGCTGAAAGCGGTGCCGAGGCACTGGCCGCGGTGAAAATGCCGGAAAACCTGGTGGCCTGGCTGCCGGACCCGGACGGCGCCAAGTCCTACCCGATCACTTCCTACACCTGGATGATCTTCCGCAAGGACAACGGTAACCCGGCCAAGGCCAAGGCCATGCGTGAAATGGTCGAATACAGCCTGACCGAGGGGCAGAAAATCGCCGACTCGATGGGTTACATCCCTCTGCCGCAATCGGTTGTCGAACAGGTTCGCAAAGCGTCCGCCAATATCCAGTAATGCGCGTGAGGTCTCTCCCGGTGTGTGCTGTCAGCCATGCCGGGAGCGTTTCCCCCCTGGTCCGGAATTAGCCAATGAACAAACCTTTCGTCGTACCGGTTAACCCGGATTCTGCCTGCCAGCCAC